GTTTCATCTGTTTTGTTTGCGAGTGACAAACTGCGTCGGCAAGCGCAGGATATGGGTTTGCATCAGTTGGTCAACATGTACTCAACCCAGCAGAGGCGAAATTTGTTGAATGTCCCGATCGCATAAATGTATATCAAAAGGGTTATCGAACCCAACATTTGCAGGGTATGATTGGTGCCCTTCCACAGTCAAAGGGAGGCTTCATGTATATATCAAAAGTTCATTTCATGTTTTGTTCATTGGAAGCCACCTCTTTGGGGTGCCATTGCGACGGGTATGTTATGCCCATTCCCAACACACGCGATTCAGTTAACTTTGAACATAGTATTAGGAAACGCGTTGCCGCGCGTATGCCTGACATTGATGACCAATTGTTGGCTGAATTTGCTTCATTTGTAAAGTTTGTCATTTATTCTTATTTGGTTCCTTTGTTGCCTTCTGACTTCATGAGTTTTTATGAGTGGCTTGATCAAAGTTCTTACAACGGTCACCGTAAACAGGAGTTGATTGAAGGGTATGAGAAGGCTTCTTATGGTTTGAATGTTAGAAATTACCGTTGTAAGTCCCACTTGAAACAAGAGAGATTAGATGAGCCCAAATATGCGCGTGGAATTCACTCCAGGTGTGATGTTTTCAAGGCGTATACTGGTCCAGTCTTCGCGTCTATTGAGGCCTATCTGTTCCATAGATCACCTCTGGCTCGGTTCTTTGTCAAAGGGCGTCCCCCTGCGGAGAGATCGAGGCATGTGTTGTCATCTGTGTCAACGCCTGGCAGCTCTTATGTTGCCACCGATTTTTCTAGTTTTGAGTGTGGTTTTTCGCGGAAGTTTATGTTGGTTTGTGAGATGGTTCTGTATGATTACTTGACCTTGTACTACCCTGATAAGAACTGGATCTTTCATGTGAGAAATGCCTTGGCAGGTATTAACACGTGCAGTTCAAGGCTCGGCAAGTTCAGGATTGAGGCAACTCGTATGTCTGGTGATATGTGTACGTCACTGGGGAACTGTTTTACAAACCTCATGATTTCCTCCTTTGTTATGCATAAAGCAGGCATTCCTTTTGCCAAATTGCGTGCCTGCTTTGAAGGGGATGATGGGATAATAGCGCTTCCACATGGTTGTGTGGTGGATGAAAGTATCTATGCACGACTGGGGTGGAAGATTAAGTTAGTTCACCACTCAGCGTTGTCCCATGCGTCCTTTTGTGGTATTGTTTCTGATGACGAGGTTGGTGATAATTTGGTCAACCCTGACGAAGTGTTGGTTAAATTTGGTTGGTCACTGTCGTCCCTACGATTTGGTGGCCCACGGATCCTCAATGGTTTGCTGCATGCCAAAGCCTTGTCTTTGATGTATGAATTTCCAGCGTGTCCTATTGTGACTTCTGTTGCGCAGTATGCTTTGCGCATGACAGCTGGAGTTCCTGCTATATTTGATGAGCGTGACTTGCGGTGGTCCTTCAGGCAGTCCAACAGGGAGTTTTGTGCCCCTCATGCTATTGACAGCAGGTCTCGGCTTGTTGTCGAAAGACTGTGGGGAATCTCTGTTGAGCGGCAGTTGGAAGTTGAGGATTATTTCGACCATCTCAATCAGTTAATGCCTATTCCTATGTCTTTGGTCACTCACCCTGATGATTCATGGGCTCCATGGTACCAAAAGTACGTCTTGCGTGGTACTCGTGAGTCATGTATGGGTTGTGTTGACTAGGGGTCACCACCTTAATTCACCCAAAACGCTGCCCGGCCAAATGCCGGGCTCAATAATTGCGTGCTAATTTAAATGCCTACAGACTGCACGGGTGTAGGGTGGTGGTGATGAACAGTCGCTGGGACAACAAAGTCCATGAAGACCAGGGATCCCTTATTGTCTTCTGTGTTTTATAGTTCGAAAGCTCTAAAGCTGTTGTCCCTTTTTGTTATGTCTACGAAACGTGTTCGTTCTGCTATTCGTCGTCCTACTGCCAAAGAGATTTATGACTTTGGTGTTAAAAATTACTCCTCTTACCGAATGCCTCAAACAGCCATCTCCAAGTACAATGGAGGTGACACCAAGGGCTTTCTCGATGACTTGCTGGGTTGGGCCTCGTATATTCCCGGCGCTGGCAAGTATGTTGACATGATCAACCTTGGCCGTAAGACTGGTCTTGGTAAGTTTGTTGAAGAAAAGGTCATGAACAAGTTCGGGAAGTATGTTGGTGAAGCCCCAATGGTGGACCGCAAGATGGAAAAAGCGGTCGTGAAGGCTGAGGAGAAGAAGATAGTTAAAGAAGCCATTAAA